CGCATGTTCTGGTAATACATGTGTTCTTTATCAAGCGACTCAGTTAATTGATTAAGGTCACCTGCATGCTCTGCTTCCTCACAGCTTTGTTTCCAGTTTTCTAGCTCTTCTTGGGCTTTAGCTGCTGCAAGTTGTGCAGGCGTTAAGGTGTTAATGTGATCTTTAGCTTGAGTAATCAGGTCAGCCAAGAAAGTAGGGTGTGCTTTAAGATCAGGTACCCATACTTCACCGGTTTCACCGCCTAAAGCACCTGAGTTTTTCGCATGATGTGTAGGCGAAGGTTTGAAATTAATAACGCGGGCATTTTTACCTTCACCAGTAGTAACAGTTGTTAGATAACCCATGACATCTGCGATACGGTAAAGCTCGTTACGGTTTTTACCACCTAGATCTGGGCGGTAAATAATTTGATCACCGTTTTGATCTTCTGATGCGTGTGCAATGAAAACAACGTCTTTACCTAAACTGATCAAAGTATTGATGTATTGCTTGAACGTTTGGTTCGCTAAACCTTGAGCCTTTAACTTTAAAGAACCATCTTTTTGACGGTTATTTGCCGTAAGTAACAGGTGGGTTTTAATGCATTCAAGCATTGCACCCACGGTATCAATGACAACGGTTTTATATGGTGCTAAGTCCTGCGGCGTAAGGTTTGCAACATCACTCCATTGTTGAACCTGTACAACCGCACCACGACGTAATTCACCAGTACGGTGAGCACCACGGTCAAAGTCAAAAGAAATTGCTTTTTCCGCAGTAAAGCCCATCGATGATTTACCTAAACCCGGATCAGCGTATAGGTACACAATAATTGCTTGAACCAATAAAGTTTGGTCAGCAGTAATAATCGGTAGAGCCATTATTCTTATCCTTATCTTGAGCCAGTGAAGCCGCGAGAACGCTTATAGTTTTTGCGGTCATAAGTAGGGATATTTGTTTCACGCAGTTTTATAGCGAGCTGCTTTCTGCGTTGGAAATCAATTTCTTGTGTGAGTTCATTCCAAACTTTCGGATATTCAGTTTGGAACTTAGACACATTTAAAGGCGTCTTAACTCCGTCTTTAACTTTGTAAAGAACTGAGCCATTAGCATTAGATGCGTACACTTGCCAGCCAATGCGAACTGAATACAGCCCTTTATCATCACGGCCTAAAAATGACATGTAGCCGTCAGGGTGTTTTTTGAAATTAGTCATCTTTAAGCCTCCACCAACTTGTTACGTTCGATGAAGCCTTTTAGAAGATCATTGATATTTCGGATGTCTTCAAATTCGGTGAAATCGTTATATGACTTACCATTAACATCAGTAATTTCATTTACCGTGAGTTGAGTAATATCAACAGCGGTGAATTCAGAACCTGGAACGCCGTAGCTGTCTGGATAGGCTTCAAAATCAAAGCTAACGTTTAAACGGAAGCTATCTAATTTGATGACGGCAACGCCAGAATCTTTACCTGTGATTTTCGCGGTTAACACACCGTAAGTACTTGGTTGAATTTTAGGTGTAAAAAGAGTAGGTACTTCTTTTGTTTGGAAAGCTGGCTGCAATTGGCAAGCAACTAAAGAACCACCAGAAATTGCAAGAGCAGCCATGCTGACAAATGCAAATGAGTTGAAAGGAGGAGCTTTTACGTTCATAATTGATCTCGCAGTTTTGCAAAAGCACATCGGACCTGGGGAGGGGCGGTGTGCTTTTTTGTTGTCTGTGAGATAAATATCGCATTTCCGATATTATTAGTCAATAGGTAATCCGATATTTTTATAGAAAATCCGATTTTTTATGCTTTAATAGACAAAAGAAAACCCACACGGGGTGGGTTGGGTGAGAAGGGTAGTGTTTGATTTTTATTTATTGCTCATTACTTTGCTTCTGGCCTCTCTCGCCTCTTTACGAGCCTTAAGGGTTTTCTCAAGCATAGATATTTCTTTTAAATCACTCCATGCCAAAAAGAAACTTAATATTGAGGTTAAGCCTACAGATAAGACTAATGCTAAAAGATGCTGATTTGATAGTAAATTCAATTCATTGAAAACATACATTCCAAAAACAATCACTATAAATAAAATGGCAACATATAGTGATGATTTGCTCCTTATATCCACAGTGGACGTGAGGCGATCCCGCTCTGATTGATTTAAACCATCAAGCTTCAATGCATCGAGCATACCTTTGTAGGCTAGATAAATTTGACTTAACGGTAATAACAAAACAAAGGAAAATTGAACCAAGTTGATATTTACATCAAGGGCAAGAAATTTAAAAGTAACTGAAAAAATGACAAATAGAGCTACTAACACTAATGCAATAAATTTAGCGTTGTTGTAAAACGGCAAGTAGCGTTTAGCCATGATTAATCACCAAAATTAATATTGGTAGTCATCCAATTGTACAATTGAACTTTAAGGCCGTCGTTATAAACTTTATTATTGATTGTTTCAACAGATATTTTTCCACTCATCTTTAAGTTATCCGCTGTGACCTTAGTACCATCTTCAAGAGTTATAACATAATCATCATTATGTCTCATAGATGATGCAACAGTATCAATTACTTTTTGCCCGCTTTTGGATGTTTTTCGATTATAGGTGAGTGTTAATTTAAGCTTTAAATTAGCGTCATCAAGGCCATCTTCAAGTTTTAAATCATCCAAATCGACACCAAATGCAGTTTTTAAAACATCAACCACATTTTCTTCGATTTTGTAATCAATCTTAGCTGGTACGTTCGACTCTATTTTGTGAATCGGTTGCAATTCTGTTGATCCAATTCCAGATGAGATTGAGATGGTCTTGGCTGGCGTTGATTCCAATTTTTCTTTAATTGCCGGGTTCGGAGCATCTTTTAAGATTAAGGCACTATTCGCTGGTAAGGCTTTAGCTGCTTCACCCAAAAGCCAACCTAAATAAGACTCAAGAGTTCTTGCTGTTAATGATCTGGATTGAATAATTGCAACATGATTATCAATCACTCCAAAATATAAAACACTATCAATAAATTCTTTGCGCACTACTTCAACAGATTCATCCTCATCATCAGGTAAATCTTCCGTTAAGTAAGTTTTGATTGGGAATTCGGTAGCACTATCATTGTCTATTTTTAAAACAGCTTGAGCTTTACCAGACTCCACTATGATTAGCTCTCCAAAGAACATACTTTGATGTGAACTTGCGTGATTTATAAGGATAAAATCATCTTTAGTAGCCGATACAAATTGCTGCCTATTAATAGCTTTATGATAAAAAGAGTCTTTATCTAATAGTTGGGCTTTAAGTAAGTTTCCAAGGTTCGCGCCTTTTAGAAAGTCTACTTTTTTGTAGTGTACGGTTTTGTCTTTTACAACTGTCTTACTCATTATTTTCCCCACCCGATCTGTTGTAAAGACTGTGTCGGGTTCACAGTTTATTAATCTTTTGTGTTATTAATTTTCTGTCCTAGCTTTCCTTCTTTTACCAACTGCACGACCTGCTCATTAGTAAGCACAGGAATAAAGACTTTGTCGCCAATATCTTTAGAAAGAATCTTTACCTCTTCAGCAGTCAGCACCAAAGCTTCACCATGTTTAGCTGCATCATTGATACGAGCAATAATCTGGTTGATTGGTAGTTTTGAATTGTCCATATATCACCTAAAACCTTAATTTAACTTTTTCTAACACGCTTTGGACGTGATCCGCCTAATGGTCTAAATGCATCAATAACTAAGCCTACGAGCTCCATACCATCTTCAAATTCAATAATATTGGGATGGAAGTTGGGGTTTAATGCTTGCAAGTATTTGCGCTGGTCGCTTTCAATTACAAGCTTCTTAAAGGTTGCGTCTGAATTATTTCTAACAACGATGAGGTCATCAGCGATTAGATCGCAAACTTGATAGTTTGGATTAACTAAAATGTAGTCTCCCTCTTCATATCTAGGGGAATTACTTACTCCAACTACTCTCAAATAAAAACAACCATCTGGATCATCTGCACTAAGTGGTGGCAACCATTCATTTATTTTATTAGGATCGATAGCTTCTACTGATGTCATTGTCCCTGCCTGCACCCAAGAAAGAACGGGAATTAGTTTTTTAGTTATAGGCTCAACATTATTGTCAAACTTACTGACAATTCCTTTTTTTAGCTCTTCTGCGGTAACACCAAGTGCGGTAGCCAGCTCAAGTATAGAGCCTGTCGATTTGGCATTCCCTGTTTCGAGATCAGAAATTACAGATTGTTTGACACCTGACTTCATAGCCAGTTCTTTTTGAGTCATTTTCTTAGCTTTGCGAATTGCTTTTAAGTTTTCGCCCAAAGTAGCCATAAATTTGTCCATCGTTACTTCTATCGGAATTCTGATACATATTTCAATCGGTTTGGCTATTGAATAAATATCGGAAAACCTATATATTTAATAAAAATTATCGGAGACCGCCCATGAATCAATGGCAGAAGATGATCTCTGAGTTAAGGGAAAAGGGTCTTACTCAGACATTTATAGCCGCAGAAATCGGGTGCTCACAGAATTACGTTAGTGATTTAGAGCGCGGGTTATGTGGGAAACGCCTTTCATATGATCTAGGAAGAAAACTAGAAAATTTATGGAAGGAATATTGTTCAAAACAATTAACCGCTTAGGAACTAAACCATGAGCAAAGTATCAACCGAATTGAGTGCAAGTGCGAGAAATAGCATTACAAGGGTTTTACGCATTCTTGCAAACAGTAATAACTCCCAGATTGCTGAAAAGTTGGGGCTAGATCCAACTACATTTTCAAGATTTAAAAATGACAAGAAAAACAATGGCTTGTCAGATATTGAGAATGTTTGCGCAATGTTGGATTTGCTTGAATTAAAAATCGTACCGAAGAAATACAAGTTAATTCACAAGGAAAAGTTGGCAGCGCTTTTGAATCTATCAAAGGCTTATATGGGACGCCTAGGTTCAGTCGATGATCTTTTTCAAGATGACATTGAAGACTTTGGAATTAATGAAGAACTCGGATATTAAAAAACCGCTTCCTGCGCGAACAGGTTAGCGGTCACGTTCAATCGGAGAAGGACCAAATGAACTATTCAATATTAGCAGACATTGAACTAAATCGGAAGATTAGTTTGTTTCAAAAAGCGGTTGAGGCTTATGTGCTTAATCGAACTCTCGAAAACTCTATGGCATTGGCTAAAGCAAAAGCTGATTTAGCTGCATTTGTATTGAGAGGTGTTTGATGGGTGCATCAATTCCAATTATTAAGTTGATTGAAGCTATGAACGAACAGCCAATAGCATTCAACAAGCACTATGTATTTTTAGGATGTGGGATCAATGGGGCATTAATGCTCTCTCAATTGGTCTACTGGACTTCTCGCACTAAAGACAGTGAAGGTTGGATCTTTAAAACACATCATGAGTGGACTCAAGAAACTGGTCTTACTCGTCGTGAGCAAGATACGGCCAGAGCAACACTTAAATCACTTAAATTCATCTCTGAGAAAAAGATGGGTGTGCCTTGTCGTGTTTACTACCGTGTAGAGCGTGAAAACCTATATCAAGCTTTGATCGAATACTCTGAAAGCATTGATATTAATAGTATGCACAATTCCGCCATACTGAATGCACAGAACAGCCATACTGAATGCACAAATCCGCCAGACTGTATGCACAATTCCGCCATACTGAATGCACAAATCCGCCCATCTAATACAGAGAATACATACAGAGAATACACAGAGAATACTACAGATATTATTTGTGCTGATTCAGCACCAAAAACACAAAAATTCAAAGCGAAAGATTTCTTGTTGAAAAACGGAGTATCTGAGCAAACAGCAACAGAATATCTTGATCTTCGCAACAAGAAGAAAAAACCAGTAACTCAACGTGCTTTACAACTTGTTTTCAAACAAGCTCAGGAAGCAAAGCTAAGCAATGAGCGTGTATTCCAAATTATCGTTGTTCGTGGTTGGGAATCTTTCAAAGCTGCTTGGAACTGGCAAGAGACAAATGCAGAGCTTGAGCAATTAGAAAATCCAGTTGCTGAGCAGCAACAAACTATCCCTGAACAACCAGCAACACAATTCAAAGGTGTTGCTAAGAAATTTAAGGGGATGGACCAATGATTGAATTATTTTCTATCCCTGTTGAGCAAAGCATCTTGTCTACGTTCATGACAATCGATCAGGCAGCAGATGAGTTTATCTCTCAGATCGATGCACAAGATTTCTATGCATCACAACACCAGATCATCTTTGCCCACATCAAGAGCCAATTGAATAAGGGTGAAGCGTTTGATGAGGTGACTGTATTCGAGTTGATTAAAGCTAATCCGCTTGAAGCAAACCAAATCGATGAGCAGTTTCTTGTGAACCTCATGAACCGCGCAAGCAATGTGAGCTTGTTAGTAACACACATCAAAAAGCTAAAAGATTTCTCTACTCGCAGAAAGCTTCAAGAGACTAGCAAGTTGATTAGTTCGATCGCTAACGACATGGCAACTCACACTGCTGAATCTGCTGTGAACAAAGCACAATCGTTAGTTCAAAACTTAGATTTTGGTGCTGGTGAGGAAAAGCTTAAACATGCTCATGAGTTTTCAAAAGAAGCTGTAAAAGAGTTCCTTGATCGCCACATGGCAATTCATAACCAAATGCCTTATGAGGGCGGTATCAAGACTGGCTTTACTGCTCTGGACAACAAACTAGGTGAAATCAGCAAAGGCGATCTAGTCATCATTGGTGCGCGTCCTTCAATGGGTAAAACAACGTTTGCTCAAAACATTGCAGCAGACATGATGATTAACCAGTCTTTACCAGTTCTGTTTATCTCAATCGAAATGAAGGGCAGACAGATTGCACAGCGTTTAATTAGTGGCATTGGTGGGGTAGAGCTACGCAAAGTATTAACAGGACATATTGATCCAAATAGCGACGATACACAGAAGGTGAATAACGCTGCTCTGGTACTTGAGAAAGCACCTTTGATGATCGACGACAACAACCGCGCAACTGTGGCAACTATCCGCAGATCAGCTAAGAAGGTTCAAGCCAAATACGGAAAGATTGGCGCAATCTTTGTTGATTACATCCAGAAAGTAACACCACTCACTAAAAACAACTTTGGTCGTTCTGACAAAGATATCGGTGAAATATCTAATGAGCTTAAGCGTATGGCAGGTGACTTTGATTGTCCTGTGATCGCACTAGCACAGCTTAACCGTAACTTAGAGAACCGCCCAAACAAACGCCCTGTAAATGCAGATCTAAAAGAATCAGGCGACTTAGAGCAAGACGCAGACATCATCATGTTTATTTACCGCGATGAAGTCTACAACAAGGATTCTAAAGAAGCAGGTACAGCAGAAATCATCATAGGTAAGGCTCGTAACGGCTCAATTGGCACAGTTCGATTAGCTACAGACTTGTCACGCGCAACTTTCGCTGACTTAAGCCCTGAGTATTACCAGTCTATGGAAGAGAGAGGTGCAGCGTGAAAGCAATAAAACGAGTTAAAGCATTCCAAAACATTTTTGACATTTTGTTATTCGCTACACATGCAACACAACCTTTCACGATGAAGGATTTGCATGACCATGTGTTAGATGCACCTAACAACACTATCCAATGCTATGTGCAGGAATTAATTAAAAGCGGCTACTTGGAAAAGGACTCATACGCAACTTACAAAGCAACTCAGTTTGCAAAGGACTTGCTGAATGTTAAAGGGGAGCTGAAAGCATGATCGAATTTGCAGATTACACCTCAATGATGAAGCTGCGTAGAGCGTACAACCTCGGTACTCGTAATGAAGAAACAAGAGCAGCAGCGAACCTCTATGAGAAATTAAGAAAGCTGAAAATGCTAGACCAGCTTAAGCAGGAAGCCATGACTAGACGTTACAAGGAGGCGGTATGAAACCAGAACAGTTTATTCGTGAGTACAGGGTGGAGAAGGCGAGGGAGGTTGTTGCTAATCAGCCAAAAATGAATGCAACTCAATACAGGGCTAAAGACAAGAAATATTCGTCTCTGTTTAAACCAAGCCCAGAGATTGTTTATGTAGCTGACCTCAAGCGTCTGGTGGAGTCTATTGATTTAGTCGAATCATGGGGTGGCATTGAGGACTTAAAACTATATGACTTGTCTCATTGCAAAGATAAACCTGAATCTGCTGGATACAAGCTGCTTAAAGCAATTGCTGATTACGAATCAATATACGGAGGCGGGGATGAATAGTATCTGGTTTACGTTGTTCTTCTGCTTATGCTGCTTCATTTGGGGTTTTGCATATTCGTATGGCAGTTGGATTGAGAAAGCAACTAATGGCCAGCCTTTTGAATCGAAAGGCAAGGTCTACAAAATCATTGAATTGGATGTTGTGGAGAAAGGAGCCAGCCATGAGTGAGTTTAAAGTCGGGGATAAGGTTGTTTTGAAAAACAGTAGCCAAGACAAGGTAATGACTATTCAAGAATGCTACAAGGAATTCATTCGAGCATATTGGGATGACAAACATTATTCATTTGCTCATGAAGTTAATTTTCGTTTTGCCACCCCCGAAGAAATCGCAGCAGGCTACCGCATTGATAAACCCTCGGATTCGAGGGAATTAGAAACCCTAGACAAACTAGAAAACCACATTTCGCCGAATTGCGAGGTCAAAAATGGATAAGTGTAGAGAGGAGTTTGAGCAAAGCCCTAAAACCAAAGAGTTACTTAGTGATTCTATCTATTTTGATGAAAAAGAAAACCGATACAAAGTCAATGCAGATGGTTGCTTGATATCAGTCGTTTTTCTTAATGGACGCTGGGAAGTTTGGCAGGAACAGCAAGCGAAAGTGGAGGAGCTGCAAAAGCGTTTAGATGGGGCATTAAAAGAGACTCAATATGCTTTGCAGTATGTTGAAGAAGACATGCGCGGCAATCATGAATTTCTACAAATGGCAATGATTCGAACCCTTAAAGCTATAGAGCAAGTGCTCAAAGGTGGTGCTTGATGTCATCAGTCAGCATTGCTGAATACCGCAAGTTATTTCCCATAAAGAAAAATAAAAAGCGCCGTTCAGCAAAGCAAGTTGCCAGACAACCAAGTGTGGGTGAAGTGGTTCTGGCAACGCATTTAAGAGCATGCAAGATTGGTTTTGAACAGGAATATAAGTTCCATCCTGATCGTAAATGGAGAGCAGATTTTTTAATAACGGGTAAAAAGATTTTGATTGAGGTAGAAGGCGGGATCTGGAGCGGAGGTCGCCATACGAGGGGCAAAGGTTATCTAGGAGATATGGAGAAATACAACTCCGCAGCAATGATAGGTTTTACAGTTTTACGGTTCAGTACAGAGCAAGTGAAAGCAGGCGTGGCGATTAAACAAATTGAGCAATTGGTGGGATGAAAATGAATATGCCAGTACAACACATTTTACAATCGGTCGATTGGTCTAAATATAGTTTTGAAGAGTGGTGCCGCCAGCTTGGAGCTTGGCTTAACGGCGATACCGAAACAATGATCAAAATTGTTAAGACGATGCCAACAAAACGCATCACTCAAAAACAACGTGAAAAATTAATAGCAATGTATATGAGCGATGAAAATTTAAAAGATCGCTTATGTATTCGCCGTAAGGGTACTTGCTGTGAGTTAAATGACAATGAGGCACGTGCAATCCATAGATTGATTATTGATATTAAATTAATCGAAGACAACATTTTACAAGAATGGATTTCAGCAATTTGGTCACATCATGTTATGGGTAATTCATTACGTGATATTGCTCAAAGTAACGACACTTCAGTTAATCAAATCAGACAGGATTTAAAATGTGGTATGGCTTATATCAAAAGTCGAAATCCGCATTTCAGATTTGAAACTTTTGAAAAAACCACTTGAGTGTGCGCACGGGGTATGGCATATTTGTGATAACTTGGCGATTTTGCATTTAATTGCCAAAGAAATGGCTCGCTTTTGCGAGCTTTATTATTTCTAAACTATTAAAAAGTAATAATGTTAGAAAAAATTAAAAAAGCATCTCTTGCTGATTGGGTTCTTATAATTTCTAGTGGACTGTTAATTACGGGTCTTTGTTATCAGTTTGGTTATTACGGGACAGTTGGACTTCAAAGTCCTTGGATTATCAATCTTTTAGGGACTAAAGAATTATTTATTAGTAATCTTGGTCTTTGCATTCTATATGCAATTGCAGCTCTTTATTTGTCTTCGTATGTTGAAGAGCAAACGAAAGAGAGATTAATAGAGTTGGCAGTGCTTGCAAATATTGTTTTGATTGCAATTATATTAGTGGTGATTGTTGAAGATAAGCGAATAAACAATATTGTCGATTGTATTTCAATTTTCTTAGCCTTTAACTCTTTTCTTATAGTTCTTAAGCAAGGTTACTATTTAAAAATTATTGGTGTAATTGTCCTTTTTTTAGTTATCCCTTTTTTAAAAGGCGTAGCAGATATACAAACTAGTATTTCAGAAAAACAGTTTAATGCAGTAAAACTAGCGAAAAGCGAACAAGAATGGTTCTTGGTTAATACTTTTGGAGATAAGGCTGTTTTGGTTGATTCTTATGAAAAATCTCGAAAAGTAAAGGTTGTGGAAATTAAAGAGCTTGAATTCGTTCAGACTCAATAAAGTAATTTTTATTTAATTTTTTATGTTAAATTCCAGTCTAATTAAAAACTGGTAAGTAAAATGAACATCTGTGTTGGTGGTGAATTAGATGGGCAAAAGATAGAGAAAGAAGGCAGATTACTAAAAGCTTCTGATATCGACCCATCATTTAAAACCGAGTACTACAAGCAAGTTTTTAACCGCGACAACATCAATTATCATTTTTGGTTGCCAATTGGATCTGACTTACATGATATGTCTGCAAAGGTGTTAAGTGTCTTAAGAGCACCTAAAAACTAGTTTTATCGTTTGCCGAACGTATTACGGCACTTAAAGCCCCGCTGAATATCGATTATTGGCGGGGCTTTTTATTTTTAGGTAATTATTTTTCTCCTATTTAAAATGAATTTTGATATATTGAAAATTCCTTATATAAAAGAGAAATAATAGTGGAATTCAAAAAATTAGAAGAACTTTATGATTCATTTGTTAGTCATGAACGTTTTCCAGAAATCGAAGAGCAGGCGGAAAGGATTCTTCAGCATCCGGAGCTTGATGACGAAAGTAAAAAAGTTGGTAATTGGGTATATAATCTTTGGTTTTGGAATAACTATTTAGATTCCCCTAAAGGTAAATTGTTTCAAACACCTTATAGATTTTCAATAGCTGTGAATGGATATAAGATAGATATTAACTCGAATGATGCACCAAATTTTAGAGATAGAGATAAATATCTTGCTTGGTTACATGGCGTCATTAATAGTTAGAGAAAAGACCACCCAAGCGGTGGTTTTTTAATGGGTAAAACATATGAAAAACGAAGTCGGCTTTCATGTTCCTGTTCGTCCAATGCCTCCAGAATGGCTTTTTGAAATGGATACACCAAACTTTGCACCAGCTCCAGAAATATGGGAATGGATTAAACAAGTATTTCTAGATCCAAAATCGAAATTATTTAATCCTGATCACATGCACTTACGTTCATTTCGATATCCCGATATTGCTGTGATGTGGGCTAGATCTGGCTTTAAAAAGCAGGGACGTCAGGTTATCGGTACTACTGAAAAAGTCATGATCAATGCTGGTGGTTGGAAGAAAGAACGACAAGAAGAACAATACATCCAGTGGTTCAATTATTTACCTGAATACTTAATTACTTTTGATGCTTCATATTCACGTATAGCAAGTGATGTGAACTTTTGTGCTTTGGTTGAACACGAGCTTTATCACATTGCACATAAAAAGGACCAATACGGAACACCAGCATATAACAGAGAAACTGGTATGCCTAAGTTAGCTATTCAAGGTCACGATGTTGAAGAATTTACAGGTGTTGTTCGCCGATATGGAGCTAGTGAGGATGTTATGCGGATGGTTGAAGCAGCTAATCAAAGGCCTCAGCTCACACGTGCTGATGTTCATTACGCTTGTGGCACTTGTAACTTAAAGGTGGTTTAAATTTTTTTTGCCACTCTACTTGGACGTACTTGGACGGATAGAGATAAATGGCAAGGCTTAATAAACGGGTGAAACTCTATATAGTACGGTCACTTGCTACCTATGAGACACCTAGTGAAACAGCAAGAGGCGTCCAAGAAGAATTTGGTATCACCGTAACCAAACAGCAATGTGAAGCATACGACCCAACAAAGAAAACAGGGCAGGACTTAAGCGAAGAGTTTAAGGCTGAGTTCTACAGAGTGCGCAAGGAAATGAACGACAACCTTAGTGCTATTCCAATCGCTAACATTGCATACCGCCTCAAACGCCTACAACGGTTCATCGATCATGAACAATTCAAAGAAAACCCAGTCATTGTGCCGAGCCTTTTAGAGCAGGCAGCTAAAGAGGTTGGCGGCTTATATACCAATCGCAAGGAAATAACAGGGGCAGGTGGCGGACCAGTCCAAACAGTTAATTCAGAAATTCCAGTTCCAATGAAAGATTACTTAAAAGCGCGGAGGGAAGTCTTAGATGAGTACTGATGCGGCTCGGGATAAAGCCATCCGGATCGAGGCGCAAGAAGATTTATATTTCTTCACAAGGTACATGTTTAAGGAGCGCCGTGGTTATAAATGGATGCAAAATTGGCACCACTTAGAAATCTGCGAAGCTTTAATGAAAGTTTATCGCGGAGAGATAAAGCGGTTAATTATTAACGTTCCACCACGATATTCTAAAACTGAAATTGCTGTAATTAATTTCATGGCTTGGTGTTTTGGTAAGAATCCAGACTGTGAGTTTATTCATATCAGTTACTCGGCAATGCTTGCCGCAAATAATGC